GCATGGCCAGGATCAGGATGAACGTGACCAACATCATAAATACCGTGTGCATGGCTTGGGTCTTGAAGACCATGCGCATGACCAGGATCTTGTGGAACGTGTGCATGACCAGGATCTGCAATGGCATGGGCATGATAAGCCAATTCAGCAACAGTATTAGTATGTGTTGCTGAACCTCCTGTCGTGCCAATAATTTCTCCTGCTGCTTGTCCACGTGGAAAACGTTGAGACAAATTAGGTACAGCATTAGATACGCCTGGGACACCGCCATGTTTGTTTTTAAGTACTGGTGCAAGTAATGGAATTTGTGTATTAAGATAAACTGTACCATCACATAATAGCCAATCATCTGGTGGTACATCATCGCACCACATTATAATTGATCCAACTTTTACAGCACCAGCTACAGCAATATCAGTATACTGTTTCGTTGTGGCGCCAAGAGGATCAATTGGATCGGCATCGAGAATAAGTGGCCCTGTCATAGTGCCACCAGTTATTGGCACATAATCAAGAGGCGGTATTGGTTGATTAATAGCAACTACCCATTGGGCAGATGTAGCGTCTTCATACCAGATATATAGTTGAGCATTAACACTATCGAACCAAAATTCTCCTTGTGAAGGATTAGGAGGCGGAACATCACCTATGTATACAGCGCCACCATCTACTCCTGATGGACCTACAGGGCCTTGATTACCAGTTTGTCCTTGAGGACCATCTGGACCGACAGGGCCTGGTAAACCTTGGGTGCCTTGTATTCCTTGTGGACCTACAGGGCCATCTATACCAGCAATTCCTGGAGGCCCTTGATTACCCTGTGGACCTTGAGGTCCAACAGGTCCATCTAGTCCTGCTGGACCTTGTAATCCTATTGGACCTTGAATACCTTGTCCACCTGTTGGACCTTGCGGACCTTGAATTGGTCCGGCATCTACCCAACCACTAGGATCATATACTGTCGTAACATAAACATAAACATGACCAAAAGTAAATGTGGAAGCATTCTTATTTAGAATACCTTCACCTTGAATCATCTGATATGGTGCTGGTGGCCAATTATTTGGTTGATCCCAATTTGCCGGAATTGCGCCACTAGGAGGTAATTCAAGGAGTTGTTCTGGATCTCTATATTCACAAGATCCAATAAGAACGCCAATTTCTCCAGATGAACCTTGTATGCCTTGTGGTCCCATCGGACCTTGTGATCCTGTAGGACCACTAATTCCAGGAAGACCTTGTGATCCTCCTGGACCTTGAGGACCCATAGGACCAGGACCACCTGTTGGTCCTGGCGAACCTTGATTTCCTTGTTGACCAGCCGGACCTATTGGTCCTTGTAGTCCTTGATTTCCTTGTGGGCCAACCGGTCCTAATGGTCCTGGTGGACCATCTAAGCCAATTGGACCTTGCGGCCCTAATGGACCCGGTATTCCTTGCGGTCCATCTGGTCCTGGAGGGCCTTGTACTCCTTGTGGACCTATGGGCCCAGGAGGCCCTTCAATTGCTCCTCCATCTATCCATCCAGATGGATCAAAAGTTGTTGTGACATAAATATAAATATGTCCAAATTCTGGAAGTGCAGTGTTACTACATAATAACGATTCACCAGGAGCCATTTGATAAGCAGGTTGACCTTGTCCATCCCAATCAACAGGCATTAAACCATTTGGTGGAAGACTAGCAGGAACTTCATGTTCAAAATATCCAACAAGAGTTGTAACTTGACCAGAAGATCCTTGATCACCTTGTGGGCCCATAGGGCCTTGAGGTCCAATTGGACCTGTTGCCCAAGTTAAAATTCCTGCACCATTAGTACGAAGAAACTGATTTGTTGTGCCACCTCCAATTGTTAAATTGGCAACATTATTCAAATGTAATTTTGATAAAGTAGTAACACCAGTACTACGTGCAATTGTAACTGAAGTTCCTAAATATACACCATTATTATCATAATTGATAATGGTAAGATCTGATCCAGAATTATCCTGAGCTTCAGCAGTACCATTACCTAAATTTAATCCCCAACGATTAAGAGAATTTGATTGTCCAAAAATTGTACTATTCTGATTTAATAATGGTAATTTACTAAGAGTTAATGATGGATTGCCAGTAACAATTGATAAATTACCAGTAAGCTTGCCACCTAGTAATGGTAGATATTGATCTAGATGAGCTTGAAAAATTCCACTTGTCCAGCTTAAATTTCCTAAACCATCTGTCATTAAAATATCGCCAGGATTACCTCCATACATAATCAAATAGTTATTATTAATTAGAACTAATGGTCCAGTAAGTGTGCCACCTGTTATTGGCAAATAAAGTCCAACAGGACTTATAACTTGTTGCCCATTGATAAAAATAGAATTACAATTAATAGTACCTGGTCCCATACTTCCACCAAGAACATTTCTTGGTACAAGAAGAGCACCATCATTAGCAATAACAAATCCACCCATAGATATCCACGGCTGGGGAGGCGCACCTGGGCCTCCACTAGCAGCAGCGGTACTATCAAAAGCTAGTGGATTAACTTGCTCATTCATATTCTAAATCCACTGCACAGAAACAAATGCCTGATTAGGAACGTTGCTGGCAACTGATACAGGTAATGTAGATCCAGGAATAGCATAGTAAGTTCCACCAGGCTGTATAGCCATAGATGAACCATTTCCTAATGTTGATGCTGGCCCTGTTGGGTCAACATACAAAGCAGCTGGCGCATCTGCTGGATTAAATATATATCCACCAGATAAATTCGCTTGAAGAGCATCAACAGCTTGACCAGGTATTGTTGATGTTATATGAGCTATACCTGGAGTAGGAGTTACAGCCATTATTTTTGAACCTTAAGTTGCGCCACTTCAGATTTTAATTCATTAATTTCTTTTCGTAAATCTTCAATTATTTTTGTCATAGGATGAATATCAGAAGTGTGCCGTTGTTGAGAAATTATTTCTGGAACAAATTCACCGATTTCACCATATTCACCTTTAATCACTCTATTATAAATATCTTTACCATATTCCATTGTATCATATGGGCTGGCATAAAAGATCAATTTCTGCCCATTAATTGTTCCAGTTAAAGCAATAGGGCCAATATGATTTAAATTAACATATTGTGGATTACATAGAGTTTTTAAAAACTCATCACGTTGCTCAACAGTTAGCATTTACGCTATCCTTTGATAATACAAGAGTAACGTGTTTATAGGAGATGGATCAAATGAAACAGTCTCACCTAGTTGTGCCCATAATCCACCATAATCCGCCATTTGTCTTCCGGTGAAAGAAAGAGTGCCTTGTCCAGCTTGACCTGGAACAACAAGATAAAATGACCCAGGTTGTCCATAACCTGACATAACGCCTGGCGCGCCAGGCGGACCTTGTGGTCCTTGCCCACCTTGCGGACCTTGAACACCTTGCACGCCTTGTGGTCCTAATCCACCTTGTGAACCAACAGGACCAGGAGGTCCTGGAGGCCCTGGCGGACCAGGTGCTCCTGGCGCACCAGCAGGTAGTTTAGTTTCAAGAAATGCTAAAGAATATCCACCAGTAATAAACCAAGCTCCATTCGGATATAGATTATTGGTATCAAATTCTAAAAATAACATTCCTTGCAATTCACCGCCTGTAAGTGTTTCTCCTTGATGTCCAAGAACAGCATAAGGCCCCCATTGGACACCTTGCGATCCTTCAACTGTAAGTTGAACTGGCCCTGTACTTACATTAGTGCTACCAGTAATAATCATTCCATTAAATGGGCCAGTTGCTGGAAAAGTAAGTCCAACATTACAAAGAAGATTATTATAATCTGGAGATGCAATTGCAGCGCCAAAGAAGAAAATGTCAGAAGATATTTCTTTAAAGTTTAGAATTTGAAATTCTGTTCCATCAAATTCCATTAATGCAATTTGACCAGTAATTAAATCGTCTGGAGAAAGTTGTGTTAAATCTGATCTCGTAACAGGATGTGCAAGTGAACCTTGCACCTGCATTACCACAGGACCAGTATTACTATTGGCAATAGTAACTGATAAAACAGTACCAACATCGAGACTTGGCAAAGGTGGATTAGTTGAAGCAATCTCTATAAGATTAGGAGTAATACTAATATCAGAACCAGAATAAGTAATATTCGGAACATCACCATCCTGTAACATTTGGTTCATTGCACCTGCTGTATGCAAGTGCGCGAAAATAGATCCAGCAGGCCAAGATTGAGGCAATGTGCTTTCTTGACCTCGAACTATAGTAAATGTATCGCCAACAACAGATGTAACATGAACAATTTCTCGTAATTGTCCAGTTAATTGATCAATCAAAGTTGCAATAAATTCTGTTTGTCCAGGTACAGGTTGTGGGAATGTGGCGCCACTTCCAGACGCTACATTGACCTGTGTACTGGTGGGAAAGATAGACCCAGCAATAGTGCTACTAACATTATTCCCAAAGATGAGTTTCATTATATTTATCCTGTTACCACATCATCCCAGATAAACTGAAATGGTAATTCTAGAATACCAGATCTAACAGCATCGGCAAATTCTACCATATTAGGTAATGGTGGAAAATTAACAGCTATTGAATCTGCTTGATTATATCGTAAAGCATTATATTGAAATGCATTATTGTTATATTCTGCTCCATTTGTAATAGTACGATCAACTAAAACAAGTCTAATTGTAACATCACAATGTGCACCAAACATAATACTTACTTGATAAGTATTGTCTATATTTGGACTTGTTCCATTTGTTCCCAACAAAAAGCGCATAATGCGCTTCTTAAGCCATTCAACACTAAAACGCTTACCATCACCTTTATGATAATGCCAAGTTATACAACGTCTATAAATATCATCATTAACAAGTGCTGGTGCCTCAGGGAAATAGTATTGCCAAAAATCATAAGTTTGTGTATTATATTGTCCAGTATTATATGGTCCTATAATAGTTGGAAGTTTATAAAGTAGACTTGGACGAGGATATCCATAGACACCTTGACCTACCCAATCTAGTAGTTTTCCAGATACAGGATCTTTGGTATAAATTGGTAAATTAAGGGCATTAAATGTATCAACTATATCCTGTTGCATTTCATTGTAAGCACGTACAAATGCTTGTAAATCATCGTCATCGGAATATTCTTGATAAAGATATGCAGGAATGGTTTTTAATAAACCAGTAGGCCCAGCAGGAGGGAAATTCCCCTTTATATAAGGTGGCGGTGGAGGCTCTTGCGGAAGAAGTTGAACTACAACAAAGTGATGTCCAACAGCAGTAGAATTTACCCAAATACCATATTCTGATGCAGGTGGAATATCAAAACGCTGTCCTGGCTGTAGCGCAACAGTTGTACCAGTTACTTCACTAGCAGCAGGACCAGTAGGATCTACAAAAAGAACAGTTGGAACAGATAATTTTTGATCATAAGCATTTAATGGATTAAATATATATCCACCAGTAGCATCACCAGATGTAACTTGTACTGAATGATTCGCCGCAAGTATTACTGATACAAAACCCTTTGTTGGGGTTACTGAGGCAGCTATACCTACATCTACATATACAAATGGCGAATGTGCATTCATATCGAATTCACTATTATATTATTGGTAGTTGTATAAAAATAACTAAATGGATCTCCTGGTATAATTCCTGTATCTGGTGTTGGAGGTTGTCCTACTCCATCAAAAGCAACCTGAAAATTAAGAACTGTTACATTTTCAGATGCAAGAATGTCTTTAATTGCATCAAGAAATACAGCAGTCATATCGTAAATATTTAAGGGCGATATACCAACAAAAAGACTATTAACATAATTTACCAATGCTGGGGTCGCAGCTTGAGCTATAGCTTGCGGAGATACATAATTTGGAGAATTAGTATCCCATAATACAACCATAGTTACAAGTTGTTGTGGTGGAAGAATAAATGGAATAAGGTAACTATCAGGATAACTATTGAGTGTAACTTGTTGAAGAATTGGATTAGGAGTTACAATTCCGCCTCCATTATTATATGGAAATAGTAATGTGCCATCAACAGGAATACTAAAACTATCATCATCAATTATAGTAACTGGATATTCATTACCATTTAATATTGACATATTACCAGAAATATTATATAATGTTTCTGTCATTCCTGTTAAAAGATTGTGATTGTATGCTGTCTCAATAACAACTGGATTAGTATTTGAGATATTAACAATTTCAATATTGGGACGATCAAGACTAACAAGATCACCAAGCGCATAATAGATAGCCCATGCAACCTGATAAGGATCGCCACCGCCAACAAGAATTGTCCACTTGCAAGTATTAAGATTTTGACGAACAGAAACAAGACGTTGCGCCACTCCCGGAATATTCCAAAGCAATGTTTTAAGGTATCTATCCATTCCTGTTGATGCAGCAAGACCTGCTGTCAATGTTCTAGTTCTAAATGATTGTATAGTTTCTGTTGATAAAGAAGGAATGCCATCAGAAGGATTTGTAACAGACAAATTGATATCTAATGGAACAGAAGTAACAAAGCTAGTCACAGTTCCAGCAGGAACAGCCCAAGTACCAGGTTGTGTAGCTATAGCATGAATAGGAAGTGAATCACCGTATGAACCAACAACGCCACCATTTGTACAAATATATTGATAACTACCGTCACTAACAGTAAAGCCAGGAATAATAATGAATCCAGGTGTACCACTAAATATAAGATCAACAGAAGTATTAGTATCAGCCGCAGGCTGTATCCCATATATATCAATTCCAAGTTGATATAATATGAAAGCATTGGCTCCATAAGGCGATACAGAATTTACTAAATCAACCATAAATTGATTTGAAATAACAATAGCAGCAACACATGTTGAAGCTACATCTTCTATAAGAGTTGCTGGAAGATTAGCTGTATAATCTGGATTAGTAGATGCTACCTTAGCAACCAATCGTTGACGCAATTGTGCAGGCGGGGTAGGAATTAACCCCTGTGGACCCATAATTAAAGGAAGTACCGCCATTAGTAAGGTATCACATCAGTTAGAACTGCGCCATATTGTGTAATAACAAAAAATTGATAAGCAGGTTCTGGCTTCCCATCATCATCAACACGATTAGGTAAATTTGTTAGAGTTAATGACATAAAATACTTTGCAAATCTTTGTTGTATCAAATTTATATTATAATCAGGAGCAATTTGTGTCATAATAGAAGCATGTGCAGGAATACCCCAATTTGCAAAGAATGGACTTTCATGTAAGTTAAGCTTTATAACTTGAATCATATTTGTTAAATAAACCATATCATTAAAGCCGTTGGGATCTGTTTCTACAACTACCCATTTCTTTTTATATGGATAAAGTATATCAGGTACGATGCGCCCATAAACCCGCATTATGACCTCTGTGCCCAAATATTACCAAGCACGCTACAATTGCCACCAAAAGATGCTTGAGCAACTAAATAATAATAAGTATCAACTGTTATATTGACATAACAAGGTCGCAATGGTAAAATCTGCAAATCGTTTGCTGGAGTAGCTGATGGAAGCCAAATTTGATGTCTAGCTTTTCCTATATCTGGAACATTAGGAATAGATGGTGTAGTATTAATAGCAGCTGACATATCTGTTACACCAGCCGATGGATTAAACCATACTTCTCCTTGAACAGTCCAAATACCAGGTGTTAATTGAATACCCGTAAAACCTGCTGGTATATTATTAGTTATGCCAACTCCAGTTGTAATATTGCTATAGATTATTTCTCCAGACGCTCCTGCTCCAGGAAAACCACCTCCTGCGGCGCCGCCAAAACCAGCCGCACTAATCATGCCACCAGCGCTAATATTACCACTAGCTGTAAGACTTCCAATAATATTAAACAGTGTTTGAGCAGTAGGTTTTGGAACATTAGGAATTGATGGTAAAGGTAGAGGAAATGTAAGATCAGATTGCTCTGGTGTCTCTAATGTGGATATTTCTGTTTCAAGACCTCCTGCTGCGCCAACTTGGAAATTTGACGCTACAAGATTAAAAACACCACTTCCACTAATAGCGTGAGTTATTTCATCTTTTGCAAGTTGCTGTATGTTTTGAGCATTATGAGATATAATACCAGAAAGAGCAGTATGAAGGATATTACTACCAGCAGTATGAGATATAAGACCTTCAAGAGCTTGATGAATAATATTGCTATTAGCTACATGATTTATAGCTGCCGAAGAATTATGTATTATATTATTGAGGAAATCTAAAAGATGAAATGTTGATTTGTCTTGTGTTTGAGTTTTATGTCCTGATGATCCTCCGGTAACTAAAAATTGGTTAGGATCACGTTGATCAAATTTCTTATTGCTAATAGGATGAAATACATGCGTTGCTAAATTTCCTCGTGGATACATATTAGCGGTTCCACCGCTAACCCCATCCGTAGGTGATATAGAAAAATCATTTGGGACAGCGTATCCTTTATCACCAACTTGCGTAGGTTCACGAGTATACTTAGAAAATGCTTGTGGTATTATAAGTTTGGGTAAAGTAAATGGGCCAGTAGCATCTAAAGTAAACTCTAACATATCATTTTCTAAGATTTGCGATACATGTCCTTGAAATGTTTTAGGTTGGTTCTGTTGATTATCAGCAGTTTTAGTGCGCGTAAACTTATGAAGTTGAGTTATATATGATAATTTCTGTGAGGTATCGTTCACGGAGATACCTCAAATTGTCGATTTCTAAATATCAATGTTGATTTAAAATAGCTCTTTGCCATACTTATTAAATATTGTGCTACACCAGCTTGATACATAGCACCAGGATTTTGTGCCATAGGATAAGTAAACGTATTAACTCCAGTAATTAATGCCATTCCATTTCCATTATATGTATTGGGAACTGCTTGAATAATGCTAACATTTACTATTTCTCCAACAGGAAAATTATGCTGCGCCACTAACGTAGCGATGACTACTTTATTATTTTCATCCCAAACTAATGATTTTATCTCCATACCTATAAGAGTATCTACTAAAGGAACCATAAAAATCAAATTATTGTTAAATGATGTACATTTAACATAATATCGTTGAGCAGATACATTCCACAAAATTGTAATAGTATAATTTTGTCCATCAAATGTAGGCGCAAAAGATGGTGCTCTAACATTAGAAGGAACGAATGGATAATATGTGGTCATGGATTATTAAATCTATTAATAGCAGATTGAATATTAGCAGCTGTGGCTGAAGAAAAAATACCACCTCCTTGTGAAAATGGTGGAGTAATCATAGGTGTAGGTGTTGAAACAACTGGAGTCCCACTAATTGGTGGAACTGTAACACCAATACCCATATTTCCTATTGATGAAATACCAAGTGCTGTCTGTATAGCAGTTATCTGTGCAGCATTTGGTAAACCATTTGTAATTTTAGATATCAAATTATTCTCTGCTGCAACAACATCTTCTAATGAAATAAGCGGTGCAGTAAAATCCCATCTCCAAGTATTTTGCGGTAATGGTGACTGTGCTGTTGAAGCATCTGTTAAATTCTCCAACAACATATTGTTATAAATAAATGCTGGGGTAAAAACAACATAACTTCCACCTAAATTATTATGGTTATCTAAAGCAAATTTAAGACTAGTCATTCTTGATTGTTTTACTGTCCAAGCATGTTGAGTTTTCATAGGTGTCATCATAACTAATGAAATATTAAGTGGATTTCTCAATGTTGCATTAGAAGCAACATTTAAACTGGCAAAAGGATATTCTGCAATAGATTGACTTATTAATGAGCCCCCTGGTGCTGGTTGAAAAATAGCAAAAGCGTTTTCAAAACTCCAATCATCCGGTAAATTAGATCCTTCTGGTCCCATTTGTTGTTGTGGCATTAATGCATTAAAAATTTCAGTATTTATCAATGCAAGTATAGGTAAATACCCACCAATAACACCTGAAGCAATACCATCTCGCAACCAAATAGGAGTTAACTGATATAGTAATTGAACTTGACTAAGTGTACTCATTACAATTCCAATGTACTAGATCCAGTTCCACCAGCTTCACCAGTAAATGATAATTGTCCACCTATTTGCGGTATTCCACCTAATATAGCACCAAATCCAGCAGAAAAAGAACTTGAAGCAGCTTCAATTATTGTAACCCAAGATTCACCAGTAGGTTGCCTATAATGTCCAACATGTCTAAGTTTATTCACAACCCAAGCACCAGTAAATAAAAGAACATTACCATGTTCAAAAGTATTAGCTCCTTGTCCACTAGTATAACTAAATGCAGCACCAGCAGCTTGCGTATTCACTAAAAGTCGATAAGGCAATGTAATATAAACTGGTGCACCACCAGCCATAGCAGAATTAATATCAGCTCTTAAAACCGTTTTTACTTGAATTTTATTATTATCAATCCATGTAGGTTGTCCAACTAAATCCTCAAATTGAAGCGCAATTGGCGTACCTGGACCAGTAAAATCGGTAATTACATATTTGCCATATCCTGTAGGGAATGCCTGTACTCCTTGATAACCAGTAGTAGTAGGCGTTCCCAAAATACCATGAGAAAGTTGTTTAACATAATTCATATATTGTTCTAAACCTTGATGATATCCTTGGTCTGGAGCACTCAATGTAAGAGCACTACTAATATTTACAATAAATTGTGAATCCGGAAAAGCAGTTGATAAAGCATTCTGTATGGCAGAAGATAATTGTGAGCCTTGTGGCATATTATGAATAATATTTTTTGGATCTGTTGGCCCTCCTAATCCAGTAGGATTACCTGGTGTTACAATAAATGTTAAACTTAAATCAGTCCCGGTCCAATTACCAAAAGCAGGGTAAATTTGTCCATCTGCTATAAGACCTTGATGAAGTACTTGATCCTTAGCTAATGGCAATCCCTCTGTAAATCCACCAAATAATTGAACTCTTTGACCTGTAAAAACAGTTGATTCTGAAATAAGATCTTGAGTAATACCTTTTATCGTAAGTGATCCTGCACAAGCACCAGAAGTAACTTCAATATCAAAATCAATATCTAACGCGCCTGGATCATTAACGCCATTAACAACACTACTCCATTGAGCTCCAGAGGCATATGCACTTATTTCTGGAATAGCAGTTGATGACAAACCAGCTAAAGCAGTAGTAGCATCAACTATACTAGCTACACCATTTATAATACTTAAATTTGGTGCAGATCCTGTCGCGCTAACTTTTATGGCATAAAATCTCAAGTATCAAAATTCCCTTGTGCGCTTCCAATAGAAGCTGTTTGAAGATTAACATTTGAACCAGACTTATTAAATATCGTTACAACTGGACTTGCATCCTTATGGAATTGACTCATATCGCCCAAATGCGGGGTTGGGTCTCTACCATAAGGATCAACACGACCTGGTTGAGCAGATGCTTGCATTTGTGGTCTATTTTGTGGTCCATATGCAGCAGCATCTTTCATCATTTGATCTTTAGTTTTAGGACCATATGCAGCAGCAACTTTTGTCATTTCATCTTGACGAGCCATAGCATTAGCTGTACCGCCAAGATATTCGCCAGAAGCTGTTTTAATTGCTCTATAATTTGCGGCAGTATTTTCACCAAAACCAGGGTTATAGCGAACATTTTTATCACGATAATCTCCAGTTATAACTGGATTATTATAATAATCACGTATATGAGGTGCGCTGCCTTTAAATTGTTCCAACACTTCCATACCAGTACGTTTACCCTTTTCATCAGTTAAATACTTTAAAAATTCAGCAGCATGATCTAGCCGCGCCCCCATTGTACCAATACCACCACCGGCATAACGACTAGATTGCTTACCTTCACGATCTAAGAATGTAGAAATTGGTGTGCCAGGTTTAATATCTCCTGTCATTACATCTTCGCCTGGTCTCCATTCACTTACGTGTCCACCTTCTCTCATAGATCCTGATTTAATACCAACTGCTGCTGATGCTAATGATACGCATTGATCATTTGTAAGCAAATGATTATCTTTCATTTTCTTTAGATCATCTGCCCAATGTCCAGTAGCGCCACCTTGGCTTGAGGCGCTACCAACGAAAGATGGAGCTTTACCTCCACCGGTAATAATGCCTCCACCATCTCCACCTGTATAAGAAGATACTGATGGAACACCGCCTAAATATTCTTGTTGACGCTGCAAAGCATAGCTGCCTGTAGCCACAGGCTTTCCGCCTATTATCCGAGTTCCTTTTGGTCTTTCATATCCTAGTAAGTAGTCAGCAGCTTGTTGACCTGCTGCTGCATGAGTTTGCATTTCCTTCCATACATTAGGATAATTCTTTTGCAAATTTTCAATTTGATATTCTGCTTGTGCTTTTGGATCACGCCAATCCTTACCCTGCTCTTTCATTGCCGCCAAAAAGCG